GTGCTATGTCTAATAATGAAAAGCATGAATGGCATCTCGTCACTGGATACTGTATCCATTGCGGGATATCTATCAAACATAAGTTAGGCTCGCATCACCCATGTAATAGAGACAAAAACATTATAGCAATATCACATCTCACCAGACTTGTCAAAGGCTTCTTTAACAATGTCCTATGAACCTCCTTTAAAAATAACGATACCAATACCTAGTGTATTCCCCAACACCTATGGCCCTCATTCTACAGGAAAACGTGGAGGCAATCTTAGGGTTCGTTGTACTAATGGACAGTATGATGCTATTCAAAAAGAAGCTAGTCTCCTTGGAATAACACTTGCAATGTTTTGTAGATGGTCTGCCGTCCATGTAGCAGACATGTTAAGGGAACATCGAGAAACCGCATCTACGGACATCTCAATCGGAGATGATGATGAACCAAGACGAAGTAAGAAAGGATATCGGGGAGAGAGTAAATGAACTTGTCCTTGATGATACTCAAAGTGAAGCTATCAATCGTTGCTGCAATCTTGGCACTCGAATTGTTGCTGTTACAGGCGCTGCTGGTACCGGCAAGACAACTATACTTCAGCACGTTTATCGTGCGCTTTACAAACAAGGATGCCACGTGGTACTTTGCGCTCCTACGGGCAAAGCAGCGAAACGAATTACAGAGGCAACAGGCATTGAAGCTTGCACTATCCATAGACTCTTAGAGTATCCACACCCTGGAGAGATCGATCAAAAAACAGGCAAAGCACTTGTCACCACTGATCCCAAACGAGATAGGCGATTCCCTCTAGAACAGAAAGTAGTATTAGCAGATGAATACGCTATGGTTAGTGTTGAAGTCCATCGTAATCTGCTTGATAGCCTTCCCCCTGGGGGTGTTATTCGTATGTTTGGGGATGCTAACCAGCTACAACCCATTGAGACAAATAAAAGAATACAGAAAGAGCCGTCGTCATTTCTAAAGATGCTAGAAAAGTTCGATGGCATTCGGCTTGAGACTATTCATCGACAAGCTGGCGACAGCAATATTATTTCTAATGGGCAAAGAATCATCCGAGGTCAAATCCCTCTCAGGAAAGAGGATTTTGATCTTAAGTTTACCGATACTCCAGTCGAAGCTATACTTGATTTCATACAAGATCAGTTAACCGAAGGTATAGACTATGGCACTATACACAATCAAATTATATCACCAACAAAAGTTGGATGGGTTGGTACAGAAGCACTTAATGCTGCCATCCAACAGCTTTTACAACCAGCTACAAAGCTATACGTTGAAATTGAACGCCAGAAGTGGAGTAACGTAGAGGAACAGCGTATATACGTCGGTGATAAAGTTATCTTCACAGTTAATAATTACGCCCTTGATATCTTCAATGGAGAAACTGGTACAGTTACTGACTTCCGCGACAATGGAGACATTAAGATTGATTTCGGGGACAAAGATGTAGTCATACCAGTCAGCTTAGAAATAATGGGCCGACATGGTACCTACTTTATTAACCCACAGAAAGACTTAGACCTTGCATATGTTATTACTACCCATAAGGCACAGGGGAGTGAATATAATAGAGTGTGCTATATAATAAACAGATCTAGGTCATATCTCCTTAACAGGAAGAACCTATACACAGCTATCTCCCGTGCCAGAACCCATGTAACAATCATCACTGATCAACAAGCAATCAATCTTAGCTTATACAAGAAGGGGGATAAGATATGATCATCCTTATGAATGGTCCTCCAGGTAGTGGCAAGGACATGGCCGCTACATACTTCAAGAAGGACTTGCCCAACGCTTATGAAGTTAAAGCATCACAGCCCCTGAAGAAAGCCTTCAGAGCCTTGTTCCAGTTCGGTGATATTCAAGCACGTACCATGCTTAATGAGCAGAAGGATCAAGAACTTGTTGCCTTGAGTAACATGACTCCAAGACAAGTACAGATTGAATTGTCTTCCTTTATGAAGCACCACTTCGGAGCGGAAATCCTTGGGCACATCTTGGCTAGGACTATCAACCAATTACCATACAACTACTTCATTGTATCAGACATTGGCTTCCAAGAGGAAACCGAAGCATTAGTAAAGGTGTTTGGCAATCGTATTAAGTGTATTCAACTATCGCGTCCACACTGTAACTTCGACAATGACTCACGAGGTTACATTGATTGTGAGACATTGGGCATTGACTTGATCAAGATACACAACGAACATGACTTAGAAATGTATCGCCGTCAACTGCAAAGGGCATGGATCAAATGGAATCTTCCAGTAAGGGAGTCGGCACAGAAGCTTGGTTAATGCGTGAGTTCTTAGCCCGTGCCAAGGCTTGTCAACTACAAGTAGATTGTCTTGGCTCAGGCAGATTAGACAGTGAGATTTGCATTATAGCAGAAGCGCCAGGGGAACGTGAAGCAAGTATGAAGATGCCACTTGTAGGTGGGAGTGGCAAGTTATTGTGGGATGTTCTGCGTCCATTGGAGATAGGGAGACAGGACTGTTATGTTACGAACGTGGTTAAGAAACAAGTGGCACTCTCTACTAAGACAGATGCTCGTAACCCTGTTAAGAAACCTGAACTTGAACACTGGGAAGGCTTACTTGATTGGGAGTTGGATTATCTACCCAACCTCAAGTACATACTTGCACTTGGAAACTTCGCGCTCCATGCCCTTACTGGCGACACTGGAATTACGAAATGGAGAGGCTCCGTATTTGATTGTAAAGTTGGAAGAAACCAGAAGGTTGTCAAGGTCATTGTAACTAACAACCCTGCTCATATACTACGTAACCTCTCAATGGAGCCAATGTACAAGTTCGACATCGCTAAACTTAGGAGAGTAATGGATGGAAAATTCAAACGGCATGACATTGCAGGAACAATTAACCCAAGCTTCGACGAAGCTAATGCTTACCTTGAGCGACTTGGAAGAGATAACGCACCAATTGCTTTCGATATCGAAGTCATTGCCAATGAAACAGCTTGTGTTGGATTTGCCAATAACGCCTACGAAGGCATTTGCATTAACTTCCGAGATTCTAACAGCAACCGATACAATATATCCGAAGAGCTTATTCTGCGTTCTAGAATCCAAGACCTATTTCATAATAAGAAGAATAGATTCATAGCACAGAACGGTTCCTTTGACTGTGGTTGGTTATGGTATAAGGACAGGATACATGTTCCACGAATTTGGTTCGACACATTACTGGGTCATCACACCCTCTATCCTAGAATGCCGCATAACCTCGGTTATCTCACGGCTCAGTATACAGATCACCCTTACTATAAGGATGAAGGCAAGATGTGGCGTGAGGGTGGAAACATCAACGACTTCTGGCAATACAATGTCAAGGATTGTTGTATCACTTGGGCCGTGCATGCTCAAATTGCTACTGAACTTAAGGCCCAAGACCTAGATAAGTTCTTCCACTCCCATGTAATGCGTCTCCAACCACACCTCATTGCCATGCAAGTCGGAGGCATACTAGCAGACATACTACTCAAGGACCAAATAGCTGATGAACTTAAGGAGGAATTAAGTGGCAAGCTTATCGAGTTCCACGAAAGAGTCCATGTTCTTACAGGTGATGAGAACTTTAAGCCGAATCCAAAATCACCTAAACAACTTTCTGAGTTATTCTTCAATTACCTCGGGCTTGTCGGAAGAGGATCAAGTACAAATAAGGAAAACCGTTCAAGAATGCTCGATCACCCTCGAACTACTACAGAGCAAAAACAACTCCACACTCATTTAGATGACTACCTTAAGGAACACAAGTTCTACAGTACATATGCTACTCAAAAGGTAGACTTAGATGGTAGGATGCGGTGTGAGTACAAACAATTTGGTGTACAATCTGCCCCTGGAAGGTTATCAAGCTCCAAGGTAATGTGGGGGAGTGGGATGAACTTGCAGAACCAACCGCATCGAGCATATCCAATGTTTGTATGTGACGAAGGATACATGCTATCATACTTCGACTTAAAACAAGCAGAGGCAAAGGTAGTTGCATACTTATGGAATGTCCAAGGTTTAATTGAAACATTTGAAAGGGCCGAGAAGGAAGAGGGATTCGATGTCCACCGGGGCAATGCAGCAAGAATTTTTAAACGAGATTATAATACTATTCCCAGTGGAGATTGGACAGAGGATCACAAACCTACTGAGCGATATCTTGGTAAGCGGTGTGTCCACGGCCTT